TGGTAAGGTTCACACTTCCCATTTCTATATCGCGAACGCTTACCCAACCAGTCGTTGGCATTGCGCCATTCGCTGCCATAACTGCCAGTTCAAGACTTTCGACACCTGTTACTGCTGCCATATTATTTTGATTTGTGGCCAAAGGCCGTTAATTATTCAATTATTTGTCTTTACGTAAATAGAAATATCTGATCACGATATTGTAGAACCAGTTTTTACCGTCGGGGATAACCTCTCCCGTTGTTTCAACCTCAATAAAGAAATCCTGCCCTCGATAACCATCTAACACTTCAATAAGGAACTTTCCTATTTCTTCCATCCTAGCGATATCTGGTTGCCCATTATCAACAGTATTTGGAATACCTGCAGGAATGGCCGATAAATTTGGAATATGGAGGTTAACATTGATTATGTTTTCAGTTATCTGGTTAGCCGTAGGAACAATACAATTTATTACGATATCTTCCTTCTTTGAATTCAGAATACGTAAGATCAATCGGATATCTCCTGTCAGTCCAGTATTGCCGATAACATCAGCAAGTTCTAAGACTTCCTTAACATCTTCCATCGATCCAATAGCCGTTTTAACCATCTTATCCATCACTCAATAGTTCCAATTTCCTCAAAAGCTTCTTTCAATATTGAATCAAGATTTGTCGAAGCGCTAAGCAATACATCATATCCTCTCCCCTGTACCCAACTCGCATATTCCATACCCGACATAAGCACCACTCCCCATCCTGTTGATTCCCTTAATTCGGCTAGAGCAAGGGAAAGCCCCTCTTTTAATCCAGTAGCTTTGTCCGTACCTTTTGCGCTTTCCCTGAAATCCCTATGGACGACTTTGCCTTCATGGTAAATGATGAATCCAGTGGAACTGTTAAGATTACCAGTATGATCTTCGTAGGGCTTTGTCTCCATTTTCTTACGCACTTTTTCAACGCCCACACTTAGGACCTTAATAAGATGTTTCAAAGTCTCAGTATCAATCTCCTTCTGTAGCTCTCTCGCTAAAGCATTCATGTCGGTTACTATTTCCAATCCAATCTTCATCTTATAACCTCCCAAAGCAATGTAACTGACCAATATGAAACTCCATTAATTCCTGTTGACTTATAAACTGGTAACCAGATCGATCAATAGCATCAATCAATGTTGAGGTTGGTATAGGAGTAGTCCCTTCAGGAAAAGCTATATCGTACTGAAATAAGATCTTGTTACCATCCTGCCCGATAAAATAACGGCCGCCATAGCTTGGCTTAAAACGACAATTAATCTCAACAGAATTTCCGTTAAGATCAACATACTTCAAGGTATCAGGATATTGTTCAAAATCTACCATAGATCAGACACGCTTTCAATTACAGGACCTTCATCGTCCAATTCATCAGGAACGCCCCATCTTTTAAGAAGAATAGAACGCAACTTTAACCAATCATCAACATCGTTTTGAGTGACTTGAAAATCAAGCTCCTTGATCGACTTGCGGTTCGTACAAATCCAAAAAAGAAGCCCTGCAAGAGCTAGATCCATCATCTTACTATTTTCCCCGGTAGTAGGATCAAATTCATCGTCAGGATTCAATCCTGCTTTTTTAAGCTGAGTTGATAATACTCCGCCCGGGACCTTTTGACCGAATTCAAATTGCAGGGTTTCTTTATTATTCATGATCAGATATTATCTACGATTTCTTTACTAGATCTTTCGCAATTAGATTTTGAAGGCGTTCTTCGTCAAAGTCAGATACATCGGTGCCAACATCATAGATGGTTCCTTCATCTTTTTTCGTATTTCCACGAAATGGACTAATTACAACGAATTTTGGCTCAGATTTCTCAGCTTTGCCTTTTCCCTTCTTGGCAAGATCTTCTTTTAGCTTCTTAATTTCAGCATCTAAAGCGGTGATCTTTTCATCTTTCCTAGCAGGTTCAGCTTTCAATTCGCCATTCTCTTTTTGAAGATGCTCAATCAGTTTAGCATTTTGGTTTTCCGACGGTTGCTCTCCGCCTTGAGTTCCCCCTGTTTCAGGAGGATTAACAGGAGCCTTTGCCCCTGTACCCTCTACATTTTTGTTATTATCCACCTGGTAAAATAGTTTTTAGAATGAAAATTGATTTCGCGTTATTCAACACTGGTGAACAGTATGCAGTTCCCTTTGTCACTACTGTGATAGGATCTTCAACTCCCCAAGTTTTGATTAATACGATACCGGATTTTGTTTTAGTAGCCACACCAGCTTGAACATACTCATCCGCAGATGTAGTATGTTGAGTGTTTCCAAGTTGTTCGGTTACAGAGAAAGTAACATTACCTTCTTCCCAACCAGTAACAACTGTTTGCTCACCGCTCTTTGACTCTTGAACCATTTCAGATTTCCATACTTTGAAAATAGGTAAGCCTTTTGAACGTAACGCTCGGTTGATCTCTTCTAAACCTGGTTCTTGTTGTAATCCTAAAGCATTTGCAACATAGGTTGCAGTGAACTTTTGAATACCAGCATTTTGAGCGACTAAGTCAATAGTTGATTCCTCACACCATCCAAATTTAGGTACTGGGAGATTTGCCAACTTCGCCATCGCTTTAACCTTTTTAAGGTCTCCAATGATATCTGCTGTTGGATCTGTCCAATTTTTTGCGGCATTCACGTTATTCGCTGTTGGGATAGCAAAATCGACATCATGAGTAGTTTGGATACCCTGCTCATTATTGACCTGAGTTAATTTGTATTTACCTGTAGATGCAATACGTTTCGCAAGCCATTCATTACGTGCTTCGATACCATTTCTAGCGAAAACTTGATCCTCGTAATGCCAATCAAGAATACGCTTCATTGCTTCACGCTTTGTAGGTCCTTCGGGCAATAATCGAACGGAATTCTCTAACTCACGTAGAGTATTAAAATCCGTTTCAATCTTTTCACGAGCAATCTCCAACTTAGGCATATCACCTTCAATTTTAGTAGGAAGATTACGCCCAAAACGAGGTGCGGCACTATTGAAATCAACAACAGATGCCATTACTTTAGCACCAAATTGTGCTTCGATCGCTGACCATTTAAGGGTTGGTTGATATTGCAAAGGGAAAGCAGCTTCATATTGAAGCGTTTCGAATGGATGTGTCTGAATATATGCTTGAGCATCTGCTCTGCGGAATTCAGGTATTAGTTCTTGTACTCTTATCATTTTGAATGATTATGAATTAATTAAACAAAAGTGATTCTAGGTAAAGCGGCCTTCAATTGCTCTACAATTGCTTGCAAGGCAGCCGGTAACGCTTTAATCCGTACTGTACCACTGATTACTACTCCGTTTGCATAGGTGTTTCCGTCAGATACTTCTGAATCACGGTGTGTCAAACCTAGCGGTTTTATGGCCCCATCAACAGCAGTCAATACCTTTCCGATTCCAGTCGCAGAATCACGGCCAACCATAGAACCTTCTGGCACGAAGCCATCAGGATAATCCGCCTTCACTACGTCAAGAGTCATTCCTCCCGGAAGAGTATCAATTACGTTCTCGAATACAACTTTGTTGAATCCTTGAGTGCCTGATCTTTTTACTCCTTGTAATCCCATTTAATAATTATTGTGCGCCAGCTTTTGCCTTAGCTTCTGCTTCGCGCTGTTGAACATATAATTTCATTGAAGGCGACACTTCATCATCCTTCAATTTGCCACCGCCAGCACTATTACCAGGGAAATCATTGCCAAGGCCAGCATCACTTGAAGCCTGAATCTCCTCAGCAACATCTTGTTCAATTGTTGCTAGGTAATTATTGAAATCGTCTTCGCTATCAAGCTTGAGTATTTCAAAATCACGAAGGGTTCTTTCTTTAAATCGTTTAGGTGCTTTTTCTAATTTTGCTTCGAGCTGTTGCTTTCTAGTTTGAATCAGAGATCCGTGTTGAATTGATGCAAGGGAATTTGTAAGGCCTTCAATGATTTTGTTTTGACCTTCGACATGAGCTTTAAACCAAGTAGGCATCTCATCTTTACCTTGTCCAGCAGCTTTTGATGCTTCTTCTGCTGCGGCCTTCTCATCTGCTTCTTTTTTTGCTTGGGCTGCTTTCGCGGCATCTTGTTCCTCTCCTGCTTTACTTTCCGCATTGCGTTTGGTATCGTCCAGAGAAGCCAACTCTTTGAAGCTAACTAACTGGTCAAGTTTGTCTACCTCACCGTCTATTTCGTCTTCGCTAGTTACGATTGCATCTAGCTTGTCCGCAAATCCGTTGATTCTGACATTTGAAAGGTTTGAAGCACCCACAGCGGTTGCTTTTTCTTTCAATTTTGCGATAATCTTTGCTTTTAGTGACATAATTTAATTGTGATTTGAGTCAATTCCGAGTAGCTATTTCGTGCATTGCCTCGTGAAAAATATATTACCACAAAAATATATCAACTTATCTGTTTGGATACGTTAAAAGATATTGCAAATAATAGGTTTGCATGTTTTTATTTGATATTATAGAAGAAAATAGTAATCTATATTATTTTTATTATAGATTTGCATCTCGAAAGATTATAAGTTCGTCACATTTAAAAAAATATATATTTTTATACAATTAATTGGACTATATAAACTTTTCTATATTATATTTTTATGAGTATCCTTGAAATTTCAAATATTGGTCCTATTGAACATGTGAAAATTAAACTTAACAAGATTAATGTTTTCATGGGTCAACAGGGAAGTGGTAAAAGTGTTATTGCAAAAATAATAAGCTACTGTAGATGGGTAGAAAAAACAATAGTCGGAAATCAATCATTCGATACTTTCACTTCTGACAAGAATTTCTTTATAAATCGATTACAAACTTTTCATAAATTTGAAGGCTTTTTTAATGAAAAAAGTACAATTTCTTTTTCTAGCGAAGCCGTCAAATTCGAATTTAAAGACTCTGAATTCGATGTTTCCTGGGTTGATCAGTATAACTACAAAAGGAATAAAGTGTCATACATACCTTCTGAAAGAAATTTAGTTGTTCTCCCAGAAATTGAAAAAATAACATTTCCAGAAAACTATTTACGTAGTTTCCTTTTCGATTGGTTGGATGCACGAAAAATGTATACAGCAGATTCTCCTCTCGATATACTTAATTTTAACTTACAATATTATTCAACCTCTAATCAGGAAAGCTATATCAAGAATTATGGTAAGGACGGTGAATATAAACTACTTCTTACAAATGCTTCGAGTGGAATTCAATCCATAACTCCACTATTGGTTATGGTTGATTATTTGACAGACAAAATTTACGGAAAGGATATAGAATTATCATATGAGGAGGATGAAAAAAAGAAAGATTCATCCAACTTGATATTGAGAAATGTGTTTATGAAACCAGTTTTTGAGATTCTCAAAAAATCTAACGCTAAACTCAATTCTGAATCTGAATTAGTGAAGGAGTTACTTAATGCCATTGATAATATAGATGAACACCCTGTTCTCAAAGACCTTGCCTCTGAATATGCAATCATTAGAAATAATATTTTAAAAACGAAAAATACGCATATTGTTCTAGAGGAGGCAGAACAGAATTTATTTCCAGATTCACAGAGATTTCTTGTATATTACTTGTTTTCAAAGATAAATAACCCAAAATACGATCACAGCTTAACACTCACAACACACAGTCCTTACATTCTATACTCAATTAACAACTGTATTCTTGCAAACAAAGTTCACCATAAGTTGAATGAAGACGAAAAATCAAAAGTAAAGTGTTTAAATTCTATGATACCTGCGGAATCGATATCTATATATCAAATTGAAAATGGCAAAGTTAATAGTATTCAAAATGAAATGGGTATGATCGAATCTAATTACTTCGACGAGCAAATGACCAAAATCATGGATGATTTTTATATTTTATTGAACAAGCTTTAATTCGAAAACCTTTTTATGATCAAGTCTAAAATTAATTCAACCTATCCCCACCAATATTTTAAATACAAAACTTGCAGTAGCGATCTTCATTTAGCGGACTATACTGAGCAAACTAAAAGTGCAGCTGTTAAAAAAGGAATAGAGTTTTTTTCACCTAATCCGCCAAGTGACATTACATTTTTTTCATTAAAGAATGAAAGTCTGCTTTCCATAGGATACATTGATTTCGATAATGCAAGCTTTGTAAACTTAGATGGTACACCGAAAAGCCAATGCGAATGTACGATAATCCCTGATAGTTCAGATGATAGTTCATTTATAATTTTGATTGAGCTAAAATACAGCACTTTGATCAAAAATAATCCAGCAAATTTATCAAAAGCCATACAGCAATTAACTGATACACATTCATATTACTTCAATGAGGGTATAATTACAATTTCAAATCCTTCATATTTATTTGCGTCAATACCACCGCAATCAATACCTTTTGCAGGATTTGCACTAACTCCTGCTTACCTTTTAAATCTAAAAATTACTAAAAATATTCTGTTAAGTCTCAGAAACGATGCTAAAATTGAAAATCACACATCAGTTTCATTTGTATAATCATTTATAAATAAAACTCTTAAACACCATGGTGAATGATACTTTTAGTCAGTTCACTTGAGGATCACTTTTGTTTTCTAAAGCTGTTTTCTCCTCCTCTTCGATCAACTTCATTTCTTCCTCAATATTTTTTGTAAATGGAGAACGGCCTACACCTGATCTCTGCGAAAGCAATTTTGCACCTCCAGTTGCCTTTTGAAGTAATGATAATGTTTCCGAATCGTCATTTATTCTGAATATTGGCACTTCATAGGTAATCTCCAAAGTCTGCGCTGCTTGAACGAGAGTCGTATCTATCGCAGCAGCAAATGCCTTAGCAAGATTAATATCCCGTTGTATACCCTGTCCGAAATCTCCATCTAGCTCGTCACGAGCGGCGAGATGGGCATCAATAAAGATTCGGTCGTATGCAACACCGGATGTTGCTCCTAAACCTTTTAGATCCTCCATAGACATTTGAGGAGTTTGGGTACAGGTATAGATGAACTTAACCAACGTATCAATTTCGAGCTTAACAGCCTCCGTAGCCTGGTCCCAAGTAACATATTTAGCATCACCATTGTCACCTGTTATCTGAAGTGATTTCCCTTGTTCACCTTTCTCTAGGACCTTAGCCCCTACCTTGCCCATCATTACAAATACTGGGGAAGCATGGTAATCGTTCGTATCACCAAAGTTTGACAATAGAGTTTCCAAGCGAGCTATTGATTTTTGAACTTTCGCCCAAGGCGGCTCTGGCTTGAAATAATACACCACAGGGATTTTACCGTAAGAATGAGGAGTCGCAGATTCGACAATCCAACCATCGCTTGTTCCACCTGTCTCACCAGATCTTACTTGACGAAATTTATATATAGCGGTGTCCGTATAGATATCTATCCGTTTATCCTTTTCGTTCGCAAGCTGAGCTAATTGTGCCCCGTCAGTGATGCCAGATAGCTCCAATAAGCTCCTTCTAGATTCATAGGCCACACCGAAATAAATCAGATTTCCAAAATCATCGAATACGGGGAGAAGCTTATACCCCAGCTGCGGAGATACTATCTTACAGCGCATTCTGAAGTTTCCTTTCGCACCAGGAATTGAGGTCCAGTAAACGGGATCGACTGGTTCGGAGTACCAAATTTTAGCAACTTGAAGTTCACTAAGCATTCTAGTAGCAACCTCCTTCTCTAGAAAATCAAGCTTATTATCGGTCCTGTGCTTTTTAACCACTTCAAAAAGCCTTTTCTGCCCATCATCAATTGGATTGGCTATTAACTGAATATTACCAACATTCATGAAGGAAACACGGCGCTTCACAATTAGTTCCTGAAGTGGCAGGCCGATGCGGTTTACTTCGATCTGTTCGGTAGTATATTGTTTCTGTCCTTTAGAGTCTAAAAGAGGCTGGCCATCGACACCTTTGACGACTTTTCTAACCTTTTTCTTAGGTCTAAGAGTTTCGCTAAAAATAGCGTGTTGTGAGACGTCAAATTCTTGAGCAGAAGTTGAATAAGACGGTGCAAGTGCTGCTCCTACTGCATCAACTAAAGCAGGAAGTACTTCTGGTTGAAACACAACTGTCTTTGCTGCTTGGTTCTGTACCTGTTTTGCCATTTTATCGTATTTTAAAATAAATCGAATACTTCGTCATCTGTCTCTTCTTCTTCGGATACT